GTATTATATATTACCAATTGTGTACTAATGTATTCCTTAATGGACTAGACAATGTATATTGTCAAAATGTAGCAATTGGAAATGGAATTGAAAAATATGTTGTTATACAGATTCCTAACTACCATAGTAAAGAAGAAGTTAACTTTGGAGATGTAAAAATTAGTAAATACGGAGGAGATATAGTTGAGCAAAGAGCTTTAGATAGTTATACCTTTACTAGTATTGCATTTATTAAAATAGATGTACAAGGATATGAATCTCATGTCATTGATGGTGCTAAAGAAACTATTAAGAAACATAGACCTTACATGTTCATAGAGTTTGAAGACCACTTACTCAAAGAACAAGGAACATCAGAGGTAGAACTAAAATCTAAGATAGAATCATTAGGATATGTAGTAAAACAATTTCAAGAAGGTATACCATATCAAACAGAGAGTGGTAAGTGCCTTGATTGTGTTGCTATTCCTAAGGAAAGATTTGAAAAATTTAATTACATAATACCATGATAGTAGTACTATTTGGACAGCCTGCATCAGGCAAGACAACCCTTGCTAAAAAGTTAGTAGCAGAGGGATTCCACCACATAGATGGTGATGAACTAAGAGAATTGTTTGCTAATAAAGATTATAGCAGAGAAGGACGTATTAAAAATCTAAATAGAGCTAGTGATATAGCACGCTATTTACATCACAAAGGACACAATGTTGTTCTATCACTAGTGTATCCTTATGAAGAAGCTAGAGAGTATCTAAGTAAACTAACTAAAGGGGTTAGATGGATCTATCTCATCTATCAAGAAGATAGAGGTAGAGATCAATTTAAAGTGGAAGACTTTGAGATTCCACATATGAATGATATAGATTTAATTATTAATACTTCCCACACTTCAATAAAAGACAGTGTGGATCAAATCAAACGTGTATGCAGAATATTTTAGCTGAAGGCAATCGCAAGACAGATGGTTATGCAATGTTCATAGGAAGATGGCAACCCTGGCATGCTGGTCATCAATGGTTAATTGATCAACAACTAAATCAAGGAAAGAAAGTATTACTCTGTGTAAGAGATGTAGAAACAGATGAAAACAATCCTTGGTCAGCTTATCAAATTATGATGATGCTTGCTGAAGAATTAGATGATTTAATTGAAGAAGGTAAAGTTAGAATTATGATTCTTCCAGATATTGAATCTGTTAATTTTGGTAGAGGAGTGGGTTACGATGTTATTGAATATACTCCACCCCCTGAAATTTATGATATTTCAGCCACTAAAATTAGAGAACAATTAAAGGCTGAAGGGAAGCTATAACTTTCTTTGCTTTAATACTCCTATGACATTCAAAATGATTAGGGGTATTTTTATTTATAGGACACCAGTCCCAGTCCCCTTTATCAAACTTGAAGTTAGGATTGTTCCAACAACCATGACATAAACTTGTGTCTGTAATTCTTATACAGTTAGATTGAAATTCGTGATCTGTTTCTGTGAAGTTACTAATCATCACTACAGGAGTACCAATAGCCCACGCTAACCAGCTTAATCCTGAACTCAATCCTATAAAGAATTTACTATTAGCAATCATGTTGACAGTGTTATCTATAGTTGTATCTTCTATCTGTATACAATTATCAAATGGATTACGTTCTTTAGATACATTATACACTTTATATCCTTGATCAACTAAATAGTTAATTACTTCCTGCCAACCTTCTTTAGTCCAGAACTTACATCCAGCAGTGCTATTAGTAGCTATAGTTACAAATGTATCTTTGTCATTAAATTTAACTGGTGTATAAGCAAGAGTAGGTTTAATTTCTTTCCATTCTAATCCAAGTATGTTACTAGCAGCTTGTTGTAATGGGATGGTATTACACAATACAGGTTCTTTGTCAGGACTATATCTCCAACCAACAATGTATTGACCGTGAATATTATTTACTACAGTTCCTGGAACAACAAACTCAAGCTCTGGATATGCTTCCTTAAACAAAAAGTTCTTATATGTGCTCACTACAACATGACAGTTGTGCTTCTTTCTAAACTCATCACAGTACGGTATCCAAGCAATAGTATCTCCTAGTGACGCACTATCTATAGAGATGTATACACGCTTACCTTCATAGTTTAATGTTTCTTCAAAGATGAGTTCTCCATCTTCCCACACCTTAGCTGTCCACTTAGTAAACCATTGTCTGTTTAACTTAACCCAGCTATTGCATCCAATTGTATTTTCATAATGACATACACCTTCTTCATCAAAGAACTTAACTAAGAACTGACTATCACTGCTTCCAGTTATTTCTAACTTTGGTTGCTCTACAAACAATAGAGATATATCCACCTTTGTTTTCTTCTTCTTTCTAGGAACAATAGGGATAGTTAGTGTATGATTGTATAGATCAATATGATCTTGAACAAACGTAATGTCTGGTATATCATAATGAACTATACCGTTTTTGTACTCATCATGTATAGCATCTAAGTCACTATCTATAGGTAGAAGATACTTAGTAAACATGTCTTCATACTGAGGAAGGTTTCTAGCCACAACAGGAAGTGCGTAACTGATAGCTTCTCTAAGTACAAGAGGATTACATTCCCATGTACTATTGAACATAAATATGTCTGCAGCCTTTAGATAGTCTTCTACGTTGTGCTTTTCTCCCCACACGTATACATTCTTTGGTAAGAATTCCATTAATGGTTCCCAATACTCTTTGAAGTTAGGAGCTTGGTTACCTATAAAATGGAAGTCCATGTGAGGATATTTCTTAGCTATTTCAATTCCTTCTTTCTGATTCTTTCCTGGAGTCCACAGTCCTACATTTACAACACTAGTTCTGAATGGTGCAAATCCCACTTTGTTCTTAGCTGTTATCTTACTTACAATGCTTGGTCTTTTATCCTCTATAGGAAATTGTACAACCTTCTTGTAAGCTTGCATGTTAGCAAAGGTCTTGTTATGAAATGTTGTACAGAAAGCATACGCTTCTGGTTCATACTTCTTAAGATTATCTGGGTTAAACCAAACATTGTGACATGTCTCTACAATTCCCCAGGTTCTATCAGGTGCATACAATGCATCTAGTAACTGAGGACTCACCTGATTGAAGCTCTCAAACCCTTCCAACATTTCTTCTACATGTACAATATCAATATTATTTTTCTTGATGATATCTATGAGTTCCATTTTGTTCTCACCTAATGTAAAGAACCTATGCTTAGGAAGTAAATCTTTGATTTGATCTTTCTGTACAGTGTATACAGGACTGAAGTTAGAGTATTCCACTACATAAATTCGTACGAACTTTTGTAGCTCTTGCACTCTTTTTAAGAGGAAAGCTGGCATTCCACCTGTAGATAGGTGAGGAGCTAAGAACAATACATTTAATTTATTCTCTGTATGCACTAAAGTATCTATCATGCTAAGCATTACAGTTGGATCTTTTTCTCCGTGTAAGAACAATAGTTTGTGTTTACTATCTGGTAATCTAGACCAACTACCATGATGTTGACCCCACTCAAGATCATTGTATATTTTATCTATCTTATCAAGGCTAGCATTAGTGTATATGTATGGTAAACCATCTAACACTTTCCACTTCCACAATAGCACGTTGGCTAATGTTTCTTCATGGTAAGGAGCATACCATTCATGGTTAGCTAATACTTTAGGATGCATGCACATCCAATACCACTCATCTAAGAAATCAAAGCAGTAGTGATTGGCTACAAAGTATCCTGTCTGTCTGTATCTCTGTCTGATGTATTGATTAACACCAAACAATTCACATGCAGGTGCCTCAAGTGTTGTAGACATATCTTCTCTAGTATCAGCACCACCTCTACCATTGATGTGTAGATAATCATAGATACCTTCTACAAAGTAAGGGTAGTTCATCTTAGGATACATATCAAAGATGCTGTCAACATATTCTGTAGCTACACTATCAGAGTCTATATAAGCTACTGTATGAGCACAGTTCAATAGAGCATCTTTAACAATCATTGGACGTTCTATCAACAGTCTATAGACATTCTTATCACTTCTATCAATGTATTTGTTGATAGAAAGTTTTGGTAGATTAGACTTCCACATAATTGTTGTAGCACCAGGAATATCTGCAGTGGTATCTAATAAATATACATAAATGGGAAGTTCACTATATCTTCTTATAGAAGCTACACAAGCTTTAACAGTGGGGACATAAGATGCATTTGCATATAAAACGTATGCTTTTTCAGCTTTTATATGCTTATTCGTATAATATCCATACAAATGGTTGCTATAAAGTTCAACTAGCTGGGGGTATCTAGTCTTCATAACACTATGAGTTAGGTCCTCCTGGAGATGAGTTTCATATGTATTACCATACTCTTCACCATCCTGAGCCATCATATATGGCACGGCTACCAAACATTCCTTACCTGCATCTGTTATATCTGTAATAAGCTTCTGACCTTCTTCAGCTGTAAGATGTTCTAGTATATCTCCTAGGATGATGTAGTCATATTCTGACCAGTCAAACTTACGGATGTCTGCATTATGTACTGTTCCGTACCAATCTTTTAATTTGAATTCTTCAATGTAAGGAGCCCATGCTTCAACAGCATCTATATCATAGCCAATATCTTCTAAAAGCTTAGCGTAAGTACCCTGTCCAGGGCCCACATCTAGTATCTTTTTATGTGTAGGAACATGATGTTCAAAGTATTTTTTAATCTCAGGTTTATAAAAAGTATAACTATTTGGCATAATGATGGTTATTTTCAACAAAATTAGTATATTTGTTGCAAATAAACAACAAAATTTTTATGCAAATAGAAGTAAGTATTGGGGAAGTTGTGGACAAATGGACCATCCTTTCCATTAAGGCTTTGAACATTACAGACAAAGACAAACTTAAGAACGTTTTTGTTGAGAAAAACTACTTAAATACAGTGATAGAACCTGAAATTCTACACGATCCATTAGTAGATGACCTACTTAAGACAAATAAAGCTCTTTGGGATGTAGAAGACTTGCTCAGAGACTTTGAAAGAGCTGGTAGTTTTGGTCCAGAATTTGTTGATTTGGCTAGGTCTGTGTACAAATTGAACGATAAAAGAGCACATATTAAAAAAGAAATTAATATCAAGTACCTCTCTGAGTTTGTAGAGGAGAAATCATACAACCCTTACTAAAAAAAGATTTGGTTATATCAAATCTTTTACATAGTTTTGCTCATACATATGCCATTGGTAAAGAGACACATAGCTAAGACTATTAGCTATAGAATAATCAGCACCTTAATAGGTTTCCTAATAATGTGGTGGATCAGTGATTCTATCAAGGTGGGGGCTGCCTTTGGGGTAGCTGAGCTTATTTACAAGCCTGTTCAATATTACCTTCACGAACGTTTCTGGTACAAGTGGATTAAGTACGGATTGAAGAAATAAAATTTTATTTATAAACTACATAGAATGATCTTCTCCCAATTAGGGGGACAGGCATTCTATTTTCTATTTTTAAAAAATGACAACAAAACAAGAAAATGTTTCAGCAGTTAGTGCATTTAAGGTTTGGATATTTCCTAGCCTAGTGTCAATAATTAGTCTTTTAATCTGGAACGATGTTAATGAAATCAAAGCTGATGTCAAAGCTTTGATGGCTCAGTCTAATATAGACAAGACACGTATAGACAATCTAGAAAGACTTGTTTATAAGAAAACAGCGTCTCTTCCTTTTGATTTACCTAGTACAGACTTAGAGATAGAAAGCTATGCTATTCTACCTAATAGAAAAACAATTAAAAATAAAAACTATGAAGAAATTCTTTTCTAATTTATTTGATGATAGTAATTCAATCAATGAGAAAGCTGTAATTGGCTTTGCTTCTTTTTTAATTATGATAATATTTGCTTTGACAGATATTGTTACAGGGGCTATGAATAAACCATTATTAGTAAATGAATTCATATATGACTCATTTAAAATCTTAACTATAGCTTGTTTTGGCATTGCTTCTGTTGACAAGTTTATCAATAAGAAAAGTCAAACTGAAGATAATGAATAAGTTACTTAGTGTTATAATTTTTGTCTTATTAGCATTTATATTTTTTCAAAATGATGGATGCACTTACATAGACAAAAAGTCTGAAATAGTAACTGTCCACGACACTACTTGGCAGGTTCATGACTCATTGATTGTTAAGAAGATAAAGATTAAAGAGACAATACATGACACTATTGCAACTCCTCCAGAATATATAGCAGACACAAACTATTTAACTCTTAAGCTTCAGTATGAAGCGTTAGTATCAGATTTCTTAGCTAAGAATGTATATGCTGATACAGTGAAATTAGACACATTAGGTTATGTAGCTGTAGCTGATACAGTGTATAAAAATGAATTATTAAATAGATCTTATAAATACAACTATAAGATTCCTACAATCACTGTAACAACCACCATTACTAAGTATGCTCCTCTTAAAGGGGCTCTATTTATAGGTGGAGGCATTGCAGGTAATAAGAATAGTTTAGATGTTTTACAAGGAGGACTATTATATAAAACCAAACAAGATAAAGTGTTTGGGTTACACATTGGAATCAATAATAATAGTCAAATTGTATATGGTTTTCAATCTTATTGGAAAATTAAGTAAGACAAATCAAAATCTACACACTTGGAAAATTTTATTAAAAATCTATTAGATGGGGGGTGGGTAGTCTTGCTCATTGGTGCAGCAGGTATGATTGCTCGTCTTGTTACAACAGATGAGCAGCAATCAGGTGTTGGTATAGTAAAGAAGATGTTGAGTTCTATCATAGCTTCGCTTATTGCGTGGTTTATAATGGAACAGTTTGAGGTGGATTCCATGTATAAAGCTATTGTATATGGACTAGTTGGCTTAAATAGCCCTGAAATAATACAAGGAGTACTTAAACTAAGTGGCCAGTTTGCCTCAGATCCAATGTCATTTATAAAACAACAAAATAAACCAAAAGCAAAACCAAAAACAAAAAGATGAAAAACATATTACTAATTATATTAACAGCCATAATCTTGGCAGTTGCAGGGTTTGGCAAGTATGTAGAATATACTATTAAAAAGACTGCTACAAGTGTGTATGAAGATAGATTAGTGCCTCAGCCATATCTAAGTAGAAAGTTTGATTACTATGGCTCAACTATACAAGACCAAATTAAAGTTATAAAAGGTGGCAAGATAGACTTAGTTTCTATACAAAAGGAAAAGACTATAACAGATACAATGTGGGCTGCATATCTAAAGACCTATCAAACAGGGGAAGAGAAAGAACTTAGTGATAAAGCTCAAAAGTATATTGACTCAGCAGATACTTATTTTGAAGAAATATCTAAAGATGGTGTAGTTACAGATGCAGAAGCTAAGGAGATGGATGCAAAGATATATCCTGTATTGGAGTATGTAAATGATTTGATAAACATTCAAACAACAATAGGAGCTACAGAAACAAAGAGTATGATAACCCTTCTTCATAAGTTTTCTAATTTTATGATAGGAGCAATTGCTTTGGCTGTTGCTCTTTTAGGTTCTATCATCTATGAT